TTCAAGAAAGAAATTTATTGATTGCTTCTCATGCGATTTGATGTTTTCCACCCATATACTAATTCGTAAATAGACATTTCCATCTTTACTTTCACCAAGGTATTCTGTTGCTTTACTATCTTCAGGCAATTCAATTCCTAACACTTCTTTATATTCTTCAATTGTTGGATTGATGGCTATCACCTTAGCTTCAAATAGTCCTACGTGTTTTGTAAAATCTTGATGTTCTCTACGAGTTCCTCCAATGTTTGACATAATTTTTCTAATTTTAATTGTTTATTATTTATTTTTCTTGTTTGTAAATCCTATCCCAATAAGTGATGATAGTATTGTCTTCATTTTTTGTAGAAATGAGAAGACTTCCTTTAAACTTTGGAACCCTGCTGCCAGCAATCACACTGTCATTAACAACATCAAAATTCAAATATCTATCGTTTCCATCTGCTGTTAATTTTGCTAATGCTGTTACATGAGAAGCGAATATGTTTTTCAACTTTCCTGTTAAAGAAATTTCCGATCCCACCACTTCTTCTTTTCCATTATCCTTTATATATTTATCAGCTATATGAGCTGCATAAATTCTATATGGACTGATTTGACGGAAGAATTCAATTTGCTGCATAAACCATTTCCTGGTGTGTAAATATCCATGACCATCAGGAAGATCTATAACAGATTTCCAATTCACATCATCATATTCTAATTTCACCCCATCTTTCTTTCCGTCAACACGATTAAAACTCTTTCCTTGAATTGTATCCATATACGCAAATGTTCCTCCAATTTCAGACATAGAGTCCAGATCAGAAAGTCCATCAATTATAAGATATTCATATTTTCCCTTCTCAGCTAATAGAGCTTTCCTATAATTAATGTAATTATTGTACGCTTCTAAAGGAGATGTTGTATCCTGAGAATATATACTCAACTTCCTTGCAGAAATATAATCATATCCTCCTCTTTCCAAATCTAACACTAATGCATTATGAGAATGTGTGAAATTTCCAAGAATTGTTCCTTTTCCAATCTTTGGAATACCAATTATCACCAAATCTCGTGGCCATCCTTCAATTGATGTACAAATTTCATCAGGCAAAGTTACAACATTTTTTTCTTTTTTTTCCATAATTTATTTATTTTATTTATTTTTCCCAAATTATTTTCTTCTTGTCAAAAAACTTTAACGCATGTCTCAACCAATTCTTTTCTATTGGCTCGTCAGAAGTAATTATATAGATTATAGCCTTTTTCTCAGGATTGTCATATTCTATACTCATACACCTATTTACTTTTTGTGCTAAGTTTTCTTCATTACTGTCGAAGAAATTGATAATAATTTTATTAAGAGGTTTATATGTTATTCCAACATTTCCAAGTTTACAGACAGCTAAGTGTTTAATCTCTCCATTAACAAATCTCTCAAAAATATCACTCTTTGGAGAATTAGCATGATGGCTAGCAATGCCAAGACTATCAGCAATTTTTGTTAGTCCACAAAATACTAAAATTCTTTCATCTTTAAATTCTTGTAATAGAGAAATAGTTTTGTCTTTTTTAGCAAGACTGTTTTGTATAATTCTCATTCTTGTCATACGCAGAAAAAAAGGATCTTTTCCTTTTTTCTCCATTTCTTTAATCACCCAAGAAACTCCGTCATAGTATTTCTTTTCAGTTTTCTGTTTTTTACCAAAAGTTTGCAACTTCTTATCATCTAAAGCCACCTCTACAATATGTATCTCATAATTTGAAATAACATCTTCTTCAATAGCTTTTTCAATTGGATAGAAAACTAACACAGGCAAAGACAATATCTCTTCCAGACGCATTTTAGTGAGATCTGAGAGCGTTCCAGTGAGTCCAAGTATATCAGTCTGGTTCACCCTAAAAAGCTCATCACAAGCCTGTAATTGAGCCTCGCTTAGTGTGTGAATTTCATCTAATATAATTAAATCAAATTTTATGTCTACATATTTTCCTATTGAACGATAGTTTGTGTATGTTACATATCCTTTGTATTCAATGTTCTTAAACTCATCTTCCCAAGATTGTTTTATTTTATTATCAGGAAAAGCTATGAGAATTGATGAAGGGTGTAGAGCTTGTATTATATTAATTCCAACACGGCATTTTCCAAATCGAGGAGCTAAATTTAATATTCCTCTTCTATTTTCACTATTCATCCATACATCAGCAAATTCTAATTGTCTATCATCTCTCAAGCTCATATTTTTCTAAATTAAATAAAATATCTTTCCACTCTTCTATTGTATATTCGTCATCAATAATTATTTTAGCGCATAATATTGCACATCTCTTAGCTATAATATATTCCAAATCTGGAGGATATTCCTCAGCAGGATATTCTTCTATTTTAGCACGAAAATCAATTACTATTTCTTTAGCAACATTTTCTAAATTTCTCATATTTATTGTTTTAAGAAAAACGATTTATTTACCACTTCTTCATAAATACCATCTGTCATATCCTTTCGCTTTGGAAGCTCTTTAAACATTCCAATTTCTCCAAAGAAACCAAGCCCCACTCTCAAATCATCTGCTCCATAACTATTCTTAATCACCCTAAGGCTTCTAAAATAATTATTCCCAGATTCATCTTTAAGCTTTGAAAGATCATATCCTGACGGATCACTCACTTTATATCTGACAGGATCAAACAATGCTAACACTATATCTGCCAATTTGTTATCATAGAGACTCTTTATTCTCTATATCTGTAGTTTCATTTTGTTATTGCTACAGTTCAGACTATCTCTTCGCATATTTTAAATATGTGTTCCGCTTTCGTGTACCTATTATATTCTGTTTCCAGGTTCAAGGTTTAGTCGTTAGGCATTTACAAACATATTACTGTTTGATTTAGCACGGGATTATCTTCTCCAAGGTTTTCCCCGTTTAACGGAATTTATAGACAACTACAGTTTATATTTCATTGATTCTATTATGTAAGGTGATACAAGTTCTTTAAACCTTAATTTCGATCTTGCAGGAATATATAACATATTACTTTTGTTGATCGTACTTTCAATTGCAAATTTTTCAAAAAGAGTGGTTGATAATAATTTTACTGAATCTATATCAAATCCATTAGTACATATATAATATCCACATTCACTTTTTGTTCCATCATCCATATATAAATAAGCAAGACTAATATCATTAAACTCCTCCATTATTTCTGGCGAAATTATCTTTATTTTGTCTTTATATAATATATGATGAAGAGAAGTTAAATATGGATGAGATAAAAACCTCACATGAATTCGTGGAAACACCCTAAGATTTCTTTTATCAAGAGGAAATTCCTCTTTAGGCGGTGTACATAAATCTTTCAAAATTTCATACTTGTTTATAGCATACTCTTTTTGAGCTATACAATGAGCAAAGTCACCCCAAGCATTAAGGTTATCTATTCTCAAATGTCCATCTCCTAATAACGTTCCGATTAATACTGATCTTTGAAATAAAGAAAGAGAAATTGGTTTGTAACATTTACCAAGTTTCAACTTATCTCTATAATACCAAACACATTTTCTAGAGACGTGTAAGATCTTTCCTATTTTAGCAGAACTCAATCCTTGTTCGTAAAGTGGAATAAGTTCTTCTATATTTATAGAATGTTTATATTCAAAGTTCTTCTTTAATGCTTTTTTCTGTCTATGAAAAGTAACGGTAGCATTATTTACATTTAATACTTTTGCAATCTCTGTATCATTTAAACCTTTTTCATAAAGTTCAATGAATTCCTGGTGATTAATTTTTGTCATAATGATTTAAAATTTTGTACAAATATACAAAAAATTTAAACACACTCGACAAACTCACTTAAAATCGTCTTGACTCTGTCCTGATTCTTTGAAGTCCTCTAATTGAGGTTCTACATTTCCTGATTTTATTCTAAGAGGATTTGAAATTTCTCTATTAAATTGACTCACTGCTACAATTGTGTATCCATAGAAATCTCTAGCATACCGATTTACATTACTTAATTCATCAATAGCTGCTTTCTTTGTAGGATAAGGAACACTAGTTTTTACTAAATTAATTGTATCTTCTACAACAATTGTTATCTCATTTTCATCATTGGGAATATAAATTTTATTATATTCATCAACTGATTCAATGTGACCATTAGCCAAAGCGTGTTCTTTCAATTGTTTAGCAATCCCAATAGAATTTTCTGGCCCGTCATATAATTCTACTATTTCTGAAAGCTCTCCAATATAATCTTTATATGTAAGGAATATATCATGTTCATCCTTTGTCATTTTGTCTTTCTTGTTCCATCCTAATAATTTAGGAACTGGAACAATCATTCCATAATCAAGAAATATCTTCCTACTCACCCATTTAGCAAATTTATATGTTCTCTTTCTCTCCATTGAACGATAAATAATTTTCAATTTAATGTTCGTAGTGTTCTCAGGAGATAAGTACCAGTCAATAGGATTAAGAACAAAAGCACCATCTGTAAAAGATGTCTTTCCCGTTCCAGTATTGCCACCGATAAGAAAATATAAAGATTTTCTAATTCCAATATAATTATTCAATCTTGGAAATCCTATAGGAATACCACTATTTCTACCAGCTATACCAAATCCCACTTCTTCTTCAAGCCTTTCAAAGTCTGTTGCCATCTCGTTTAATTCTTGGTGAACAATCTAATACAATTAATCCCCATTCAAAGGAACCTTTTTTAAGAGGGAACTTTGTGACTTTTTTGATGTAGGCAATAGCCCATTTTTCCCATTCGTCATATTGTTCCTGTGTCACTTGATAATCGTTAAACCAATCCGAGGACTCCTTAGCCCTCGGATTGAGATGTAACACTTCTTCTGTATTAGTATTGTAATATTTATTAAGCCACCAGTTTAAGAGAATTGTTCTGTCCACTGTTGTATTCATTGTTATTGTTATTTAAAGAACGTATCAAAGATTTCTTTATTATTCTCTAATGCTAATCTTGCAAGTTCGTTGGTGGCGAAATAAATATGACTTTCGTTATTTATACTATTACAACTCAGTTCATAGCATGACGCAGTATTATTGAAAAAAACATAATATTTGGCTTGACTGTATTCTTTCCAATTAGCTTCCCAATTATTAGCATAATGCTTATTATAATAATTAGCAATACGCATAAGAGCTATAAAAGCTTTTGCTCTTTCAGCATCTTTTCTTGTAATACAATCAGTGGTGAATGCACCTTCAGATGTACTAAGTATTACTTCATGTATACCATGATATAATAATACATAACCTTTTCCTTTTCCTTCAGCTTCTACATCAAGAA